CAATAAAAGTTACTCATCATCCTAACCATTTGAAGTAAATATCTTCTTATTTGATTATCGTAAAAGTGCTGCATTGTTTATCTCTCAATCTTCTGTTGGACGTAGAGCTTTGCTTAGACTTTGTCTCTCTTCAACAGTATCGCCGGCAATAACATCAGTTTTTGTATTATTGATAAAGGATGTCTTTTGAGTATTACGTGTATTTGTATTTGTTAGTGTAAGTCTTACGTTGTCTTCCATAACATTCCATCTATCAGTTGTGTATCTAAATAATCTATTAGGCAAATAATCTGTTCGTAGAAAATAATCACCGTCTTCGGCATTTGTTGGAAAATAAATTCCAGTGCCAAACGGGGTTCCATTTGGTGGTAATCCGTCACCTAACAAGTAACCTTTATATCCAGACTTTACTGGCTTTCGCATATCATCTAAAATATCATCATTATTTGTTTCTAACAGTTCTATGTCGCCATTTTCGTCAGTTTGAATAGTAAAGAAATGTGCAGTATCGTAACCACTTAGTAAGGCATTTAATTCTGCTTCTTCTACAATTTTATTGTTGATAAAAACTTCTGCATCAAAAACGCTGTTATCATCACGAACTGAAGTTCCATCTTCGTTTTCGATATCAAGTATGTCTTTAAATTCTTGACTATCTGTCAATCTTTTAAGTTTAAGTCTATATAAGTGTGGATACCAAGTTTGTGTATAACCCTGTGAAGCACGACTTACATCCTCAACTACAAAATATCTTTTTAATGCATAGTTTGAATCGTTTAAAGCATACTCGTCTCGCAATGCTGGAAGTTCAATTACATCTCCTGCGATAATTTTTCTTTCTAAAGTTTTTACTGTGCTTCTTATATGGACTGTTAGAAACAGTGTGTCATTAGCTAAAAACATTCCAAACTGACTTAAATCAAAATCTAAATCAGCTACATTGTAAACACATCTAATTGTGTAGACATCTTTTTCGTAACTTCGGTCTCTATTTTCTAGAAACAACATGTCTTGAACAGACAATGCATCTAAATTTGTTACCCCGTCTTCTATCTGTGCTTCAGATAAGCTATGACCCATAAGTTTATGTAGATGCATATCTACTCCACCTACAGTAAACATTTCTAAGATTTGATTATCTAAGAATTCGTAATCTGGGCCCTTTTCGGGTTTATATAAACTAAGTCTCGGCATACTGTATTTAGTAACATAAATAGTATGGAGAAACCCAATGGCGACTACTACAAAACAAGAAATTTATGATTATGTGCATACCTTACTAGGCGGAGGTATGGTTGATATAGAACTTGACCCTATCCATTATGAAACTGCTTTAGAAAAAGCTTTCATAAAGTTTAGACAAAGATCTGACAATAGTGTTGAAGAAGCTTATTTTTTCATGCCTACAGTGGAAGACCAAAATGAGTATACACTTCCTAGTGAAATTGTAGAAGTACGTCAAATATTTAGAAGATCTATCGGTTCTAGATCAGGTGGTGGCGACGGCGGCACACTATTTGAACCTTTCAATCTTGCATATACAAATACATATTTGCTTAGTGGTTCTAATTTAGGCGGACTAGCTACATATAACTTTTTCACACAATATCAAGAATTAGTAGGACGAATGTTCGGTTCATTTATAGAATTCAAATGGAATACCACAACAAAAAAATTAACTTTGTTACAACGTCCACGTACTAAAGAAAACTTGCTTTTGATGTGTTATAATTACAGACCAGATGACCAATTGCTAGACGATTATCTTGCAAAACAATGGATTAAAGATTATACATTAGCAACTGCAAAATTTATGCTAGGCGAAGCAAGAGAAAAATTTGCTACTATTGCAGGTCCTCAAGGCGGTACAAGTTTAAACGGTAGCCAACTTAAATCAGAAGCAACTGTTGAATTAGAAAAATTAGAAAAAGAAGTTTCAACAGCAGTATCTGGTGGAGTGGGATATGGATTTGCTATAGGCTAATTTATATTGACACAAGTAATAAATTCATATATATTATAAGAATGAAATTACTTGTTATTGGTCATGGTCGCCACGGTAAAGATACAGTCTGTGACATTTTAAAAGAAAATTATGGTTATAATTTTATAAGCAGTAGTGAGTTTTGTGCACAACTGTTTATCTATGATCAACTTAAAAAAAAATATAATTACAAAAACTATGAAGAATGCTATGTAGATAGGCATAATCACAGGGCCGAATGGTATGATTTAATTAGTGGATATAATAAAGATAATCCTGCAAAGTTAGGCACTGAAATTTTTAAAGCATATGACATTTATTGCGGTCTTAGAAACGCTAAAGAGTTTCATGCTATGAAAGAACAAAAAGTTTTTGACTTTGCGCTTTGGGTTGATAGATCAAAAGTTTTACCACAAGAACAAAGTAATAGTATGACTCTAGATATATCGATGGCCGACTTTGTAATTGACAATAATAAAGATATAATTTATCTTAGAGAGCAAATAGATTCTGTAGTTCAATTCATAGCAGATCACCGTAAATAGTACAACTTTTTCTCTCAAAATGTATAAATACTAAAAACCCATTAGGAGAGAAAAACATGGCAGGATTAGTTTCACCAGGCGTTCAGGTCACAGTAATAGACGAAAGTTTTTACACCCCAGCTGAACCTGGTACAATTCCAATGATATTTGTTGCAAGTCGCGAAAACAAGGCAAATGCTTCAGCAACAGGTATTGCACAAGGGACTACTAGCGCAAACGCTGGAAAGCCTTACTTAATAAGCTCGCAGCGTGAACTTGCAGATTTCTTTGGTGATCCTGTTTTCGAAACAGACGAAAACAATAATGCAATTCACGGCGGTGAACTGAATGAATATGGATTGCAAGCAGCATATTCTTACTTAGGCGTAAGCAACCGTGCTTATGTAGTGAGAGCAGACGTAGATCTTGCAGAGCTAGCACCAACCAACGAAGCGCCGGATGCATTTCCGCCAAACGGTACAGCTTGGCTAGACGCAGATGACACAAAATGGGGAATTCAAGTTTGGAACGGCGCTGCTAAGACTGTAACAAATGGGCAAACTTTTTCTAACGCAGTACCTATATACATTACAAAACAAAATCAGGTTGTAGATTATGCAGGTGCAGATTATACTCCTAAGGGTTCTGTAGGTGCAATTGGCGAATATGCTGTAGTAACTTTGACTAATGTTGTAAAGTATTGGTACAAAAACATAAGTGGTACTTGGGTAGAAGTAGGTTCAAGCGCATGGACAAAAAGTTGGCCTACAATTAAAGCTAGTTCAGCAAACCCTACACTAACTGCCGGCAGTGCAAACATTACAATTAATGGCACTGTGCTTGCTGTTGACCAAGAAACTGTGACTACAATAGCAAGTAATATTAATACACTAGCTATTGATGGCATAACTGCTGCAAACGTAGACGGTTTTTTAGAAATATACAGCGATGGTACAAGTTCGGGTGCAGACGATAGTACACTAGGCGGCCCTATTATATTAGGCGGCGACAGCAGTAAGTTGACACAAATGGGTCTTACTGCTGGCACATATTATCCACCTGCTTTACAAGTATCAAGACATACTTCTGTGCCTGAATGGAAAACTGGTGATACATATTCACGTCCGACAGGCAGTGTATGGCTTAAAACTTCTACACCTAACTTAGGGCTAAACATAGGTTTATATTTCTGGAATAGTTCCACACTACTATGGGATGAAAGAGAAGTCACAGCATATGATACTAACGCAGCAGCTTTGAAAGCATTAGATCCAACTGGCGGCGGAGTAAATATTGCAATAGGCACAACTTATGCTAAAGTAAATGTAGATGCAGTTACACCTCCGAGAGCTAACTTTAGAATATATGAAAGAGTAGCGTCGGGCGCAACAGTGATTACAACCGATGCAATTTCTGATACAAATCCAGGTGCAGGTACAAATACCTTTACAATGACATCTACAGAAAAGAATCAAGAAACTTACGATGCTGCAACTACAGTAAGTGTTACTACAACAGGTAGTAAGAGTGCAGACGCAGACGCTATTGCAAATGCTATTAATGCTGCAAATGTTGACCATGTAAGTGCAGAAGTAACAGACTTATTCCAAATTAGAATTACACACGCTTTAGGCGGTGAAATAAAGTTTGTAGATACTGACGGATTACTAAACACAATAGGATTCCTTCCGTACTCAGCTACTAATCCAGTAAGCATGGTAAACTTAGACTATGTAGACGGCACAGGCGCTTCTACAAGTCCTAGACAGTTCCAAGCTACAAACTGGCGTCCTTTAACATACACAGCATCAACAGCAGCTCCACTTGCTCTTGCTGATCAAGGACAGCGTTGGTATAGCAGTGTAATTGACGAAGTTGATATTCTTTATCACAACGGTACAACTTGGAAAGGTTACAAAAATGCATTTGCAGATACTGATCCAAATGGTCCGCAGGTTAGATTTACAATGCCAGAAACACAAAGCGACGGTAGTGCTCTTGTAGATGGCGATATTTGGGTAAGCACAGCTGACCTAGATAACTATCCTTTGATTTATGTATATGATAGTACAATTCCAGGACCAATAGAAGCTAAATGGGGCTCGGCAAAAGACATAACAGATCAAAGCACAGAAGACGGAGTGCTATTTGATGATGCTCGCTTTGGAACATCCGGCGGTACAGGCGGTGACTCACCAGTTGCACCTAGCGGAACAATAAAAGAACTCCTAGAGTCAGATTTCTTAGATCCAGATGCTCCAGACCCAGCACTATATCCAAAAGGTATGCTACTATGGAACTTACGTAGAAGTGGTTACAATGTAAGACGTTTCGAAAGAAATTACATTGACTTAAACGCAGATAATCTACGTATGGGCGTAGAAGGTGCAGTGCCAATGACTAACTACTATCCACATCGTTGGGTAACCGATAGTGCAAATAAAGAAAACGGTGCTGGTAACTTTGGACGTTTTGCACAGCGTAAAGTAGTTGTTACTGCTATACAGTCTGCAATGAACAGCAGCGAAGAAATTAGAGACGACGAAAGCTATGACTTTAACTTGCTAGCAACTCCTGGATATCCAGAGCTACATAACGAAATGATTAGTTTGAACTTTGATAGAAACTTAACTGCATTTATTGTAGCTGACACGCCGTTTAGATTAACAAGTGATACTCCATCGTTACAAGCTTATGCACTTAACTCCGCAAATAGCCCACAAGATGACGAAAACGGAATTGTTAGCAGAGATGAATATATGGGCGTTTACTATCCAAGTGGTTTCTCAAGTGATAACTTTGGAAACGATATTGTTGTTCCGCCAAGTCACATGATGCTTAGAACTATTAGTTTAAGTGACCAAGTTTCGTTCCCATGGTTTGCACCAGCAGGCACAAGACGTGGCGGTATTACAAACGCTAGTTCTACAGGATTTGTAAATAGTGAAGGTGAATATACACCTATATCTCTTAACAATGGTCAAAGAGATACGCTTTATGAAAATGCAATAAATCCTATAACTTTCATAAGTGGTTCAGGCTTAGTAGCATTCGGACAAAAAACAAGAGCAAGAAATGCAAGCGCACTTGACCGTATAAATGTTGCAAGACTTATCATTTATATGAGAAAGCAGTTAAAGAAACTTGCAAAGCCGTATCTATTTGAGCCAAATGATAAAATCACTAGAGATGAAATCAAAGCAGCTTGTGAAAGTTTATTACTAGAGCTTGTTGGTAACAGAGCACTTTATGACTTCTTAGTTGTATGTGATGAAACAAATAATACACCAGCTAGAATCGATCGTAACGAACTTTATATTGATATTGCAATTGAACCAGTTAAAGCAATTGAATTTATTTACATTCCATTGCGTATTAAAAATACCGGTGAGATAGCAAATCTCTAAAACGGCTAAATACTAGTAACAAAGAGGAGCAAAAAATATGGCAGTAGGTACGCTTAACAAAATGACAGTGCCGCTTTCCAATAATCAGAGCGCAAATAACCAAGCACTGTTGATGCCAAAGTTACAGTACAGATTCCGAGTGTCATTTATTAACTTCGGAGTAAGTACACCTACTACTGAATTAACTAAGCAAGTTATTGACGTGACAAGGCCAACTGTAAACTTTGATCAAATAGAACTACATTCGTACAATAGTAGAATATATTTGGCTGGTAAGCACGAATGGCAAAATATAAGTATTAACTTACGTGAAGATGTTAATAATAATGTTCAGTTACTAGTAGGCGAACAGTTACAAAAACAGTTTGATTTTTATGAGCAAGCAAGTGCAGCATCTGGGTTAGATTACAAATTCCAGACTCATATAGAAATTTTAGACGGCGGTAATGGCATAAATGAACCTGCGGTACTAGAAACATTTGAATTAGTAGGGTGTTATTTGTCAAGTGCAAATTATAATCAGCTTAACTATTCAACATCAGACGCAATGACTATAAGTTTAGACATACGTTATGACAACGCAATTCAAACACCACAAGGTGCTGGAATAGGTGCAGCAGTAGATCGTACTACAAACACTTTAAGCACAGGCGCTGGTGTGTAATACACTTAGAGTTTAATATACAAAGAGGGGGTTTTGTGCCCCCTTTTTTTATGGATAAATATTATTATGGCTTATAAGTTTTCACCGTACTTAAAAACAAATGATAGTTATTATGGTCCGAAAGGCAATTTAGGATCATACGAGCATGCCAACAGATTATTTGTTGATAATAATCTAGAGTTTGCGCCAAAAGTAGCATTTCTTTATCATGTTGCTTTTGTGTTAAATCCTGCTGCTAAGGCAATGTTACCAGGCTTTATGGCAGCTAGTGGTTTAGGTATAAATGAGATCGGCTTACTTGTAAAAAATATTTCACTGCCAAAGTTTACACCACAGGTAGAAACATTAAATAGGTATAATCAAAAGAAAAATATACAAACAAAAATAGTGTATGATCCTGTAACTGTTCAACTGCATGACGATAAAAAAAGTTTGACTACAGCATTACTACAAGCATATTACAAATATTATTTTGTGGACGGAAATTATGGTGCTCGTCCAAGCGGTTATAACCCTGATAACGTCTATGCTTCTGGTTTAGCTAGGTATGGGTTAGACGCACGTATACCGCAAAAGCACTTCTTTAGAGAAATACACGTTAGTCAGTTATCAAGAGGAAACTATACAAGATACACACTAGTGAACCCAATATTATCTAAATTTGATCATGATGACTTGGACTATTCAGAAGGTGCAAAAGCTTTAGCAAATAGTATAACAATACAGTACGAAGCAGTGTTTACAGAAACAGGACAGATTAAAGAAGATGGAGGCGAACCAGACGGATTTACACAATCACGTTATGACCATCAACCTAGTACATTATCATTTACTAACGTAGATAAAGATTTTAACAATGTAGAACTAGCTAACACATTTGATTTACAAGATGCAGCATTACAAAACAAGCAATTTGAAAATGAATTTAAAAATAGAACACTGCAACAGCAGCAAAGAAAAGAACAAAGTAATCTTACTTTCTCTAAATTGAGAAGGAATAATTTTAATACTAATAATTTTACTGAAAGAGATAATGCACTAACCAGCGGGTTAGAGGAGTTTTCTTTTCCTAAAGTAGATAACAATCAAGAATCTACTATATCTTTACAGCAGAGAACAAAACAAATTGTAAACACGTCTAAGACAGAACTATTAAATAATCCAGCAGCTTTAGAAAGCGCTAGACGAGTTTTATTTAGGCAGCAGTATCAAGCAGAAGGCGGCACAGGGAATTTAGCAGCAGCAGATGCAGAATATGCAGCACGTAGTACAAATGCAAGTTTCTTAGCAAGCCTTGATAGTAAATTAGGAATATAAATGCGTACCAACAGTAGTTTACCTATAGATTCAACTTCAAACAAATCTAACGATAAAAAAGTGAATCAATTTTTTGACACTTACTTTACTAAAAAATTAGAATTTTCAACTAACGAAATAGTAGCAGTAAGAGGATTTTTTGAAAAACGTAGATTTAGTAAACCAGCAGCTGATGCTGTAAGTTTAGTTTTACTACAACAAGCAAAAATAGACAATGTAAAAGTTTTCAGTTTATTAGACACTATGAAAGCTTATTCGACAAATCAACTTTCTGAACTTGTAACTGAAGTTTTAAATCATAATAGATTAAACACAAGCATACTCGGAACAAAGAAAGTAAATAGGCAAAGCACAGTTGAAAATAGAAATGTAATTTTCTAATGCCAAAGTTTGCACAAGGAAAGTACAATGTAAAAAATCCCAAAAAGTATATGGGTAATAAACTACCTTTATACAGAAGTAGTTGGGAGTTTGCATTTATGCGCTTTTGTGATGAAAATCCAAACGTCACTGAATGGGCTAGTGAACCATTAAGGATTCCTTACAAACATCCTTTGACCAATAAAAAAACAACATATGTGCCTGATTTTTTACTACGTTACAAAGATAGTACTGGTCAAAGTAAAGTCGAACTTGTTGAGATAAAGCCAAAAAATCAAACACTAAAAGAAAGTGCCAAACGTAGTCAACGTAATGCAACACAATGGGTAATCAATCAAGCAAAATGGCAAGCAGCTTCTGTTTGGTGTTCGCAAAACGGAATAGTGTTTAGAATTATTAACGAAGACGACATCTTCCACCAAGGAAAACGTCGTAAATAAAACACTAATATAAATAGTAGTATATAATAGGAACTACTATGACTAAAAAATTAGAAGAACTTTTTGATATTCCTGGCAATAAAGATTTTATTGACGAAGAAAAAGTACAAGAAGCACAAGAAGAAAATATAAAAAGCTATGAGAAGAAGCTTGCTAAAGCAGAAGAAGTTGAATCTGTTGCAGATCAAGTAGACAAAATATCAAGTGCTTTACCAAGAGTATCTGGGTTAGGTGCACAATCAGACAAAGAACTTAATGACATCGCTGAACGTGCATTAGACAGCTACGAGCAGCTTATGGACTTAGGTATGAACGCAGAACTTAGATATAGTGGTAGAATTTTCGAAGTCGCGGGCACAATGTTAAAAACAGGACTAGATGCCAAAGTTGCAAAATTAGATAAAAAAGTGAAAATGATAGATTTGCAATTACGCAAACAAAAATTAGATCAATCTTCTAGCGAACCTGCTGATACAGTGAATGGAGATGACTTAGTAATTGATCGCAATGCACTGCTTGATACATTAAAGAAAATAGATAAATAGTTTTATAGGAGTCTATCATGAGAACTTTTTCTGATTTTTTGACTGAGTCAACTAAAACATATAAATTTATTATCCGTCTAGCAGGAGAAATGCCAGAAGGATTCAAAGACGATTTAGAAAGAAGTTTAGACAAATTTAAACTTTTAAATCTTTCTGCAGGCAAAACTACACCAATACAAGCAAAGCCTTTAGATTTTCCGCAACTTACAAATTGCGAAGTTAATCATTTTGAAGCAGAAGTGCAATATCCAACTACACCTTACGTGCTAGAAAGATATCTAGTAGATTGTTGCGGTGTAGGACATAGTCACATCATTGTGCGTGGAGAAGGCGATCCTATTGAAGAACAACAAACTGACGAGCCCGAAGATGCAGCTCCATATGAAGCAGTGTTAACACAAGAAGATTTAGGCGGCGAAAGTGCACAAGAATCTGTAGGTTCTAACAGAGTGATGGAACTTCTTAAAGAATTAGAAAAAGCAAGACAAGAAAGAGATCATGAACCAACAGCTGGCGTGCCTACCGGTGAATCAGAAGATATACCAGCTTCAGAAAATGCAAAAGCTGTTGTAGGGGGATAAAATGACTATAGATATTAGGCAGTATCTTAACAAACTTACACAAATTGTTAACGAAGCTGATGATAACACAATTGTGATTACAGGCGGCAAACCAGAAGGTTTACTTTTAAAAAGTGACTTAAAATATAGTAAACGTATACTGCAAAATACACATAATGCAGCAGTAAATGCTATGAATGCTGCTAAAGAATATTGGCCTGAAAATATAAAATCTACAGAGGATTTTAACTACCCTATGATTAGATTTACACAGCTTTTTTTAGACATTCTAAATGCTACTATTGCAAATGCACAATCAGCGAATGATATAGATACAGTAAAAAATTTACAAAAATCTAATGATACAATTCTTACAGTAGCCGAAACTGGTGTCATACCTAATGATGACATGCCTGAAGAATTAAATACTCAATTTTCCTATCTATTAGGTGACGACTATCAAAATTTACCATCAGATGAATTAAAAGATAAAGTAGAAGATCAACTTCGCTTATATGACTTGCCAAGTTTAGCTGGCACAGAACCGACTGAACAAATGGAAAGTGATAAAGAACTTTTAGGAAAATTAGCAGCATCTTTAAATGATCCTAACTTTGATGGATTAGACTGGAATGAAATAACAACTACTTT